TTATTGACAGCCTGTTGTCAACATAAACAGTGTTATCACTTCCTAAAGTTAATGCATTATTTCCTTGAGCGTTAACTTTAAAAGTCAAAGCATCGGTAACGTGACTATATTCTATTGTACCTGATGTAGTACCGCTTGTAGAATCATGAAAGAAAATAGAGTTTGTTTTAGTGCTTGGTGTTTTAAAACCAATGTAAGCATCCGTTGACTGTGCTACTTCTAGGTGGTATGAGGGTGTCGCTGTGCCTACTCCAATACGCCCCTTGCCTCCCTGATTACTTGTATTCAATAAAGATACAGCATCTGTGTCTAAAATGAGGTCATCACCTAGAGTGGTTATACCCGTAACACCGAGAGTACTGCTTAAGGTAGTAGCTCCTGTAACGCCTAGAGTACTGCTTAAGGTAGTAGCACCTGTAACGCCTAGAGTACTGCTTAAGGTAGTAGCTCCTGTAACGCCTAGAGTTCCCCCAATCGTAGTGTTACTTGTAGCGTTCAATGTTCCTGTTAAATCTAAAGTAGCTGAAGGCGATGCATTATTAACACCTACTCTGTTATCCGCTGAATTGACAAAAAGAACACCAGAGTCTACATTTAAGTCAGCGTTAATATTAACAGTTCCTGTAAACGTATCGCCCGCTGAGTCTGCTTTACTATTTACTGCTGTTTTTATGTTAGTAAACTCGGTTGTGAACTCAGACCCTTTAACTACTTTCTGAGGATTCCCTGAAGGGAGAGAGTCTTTGTCACCAAAGCTCGTGGTTATGTTATAGTTACTCATTAAATTAATCTCCCTAGTAGAGCGTGTACATCTATTTGTTGTATTGAATAAGGTGCGCCATTGATAGTAGACTCGATACCTATGGTTACTACAGAGCCACTGCCGTTTGTGTTAATCTTAGGACGTTGTATGTCTGTGCCTATTGTATACAGAGATTCGACATAGGCGGGTTCAGGCACTGTCAGGTCTTCTTTTCTACCAAACTTAGCAATATTGAACTCAGCCACAGCGGTGTTTACTTGCTCGGTGCTAAATATTCTTTTATTAAATTCATTAGTATAATCGTAACCCCAAGCTAGTGTAGTCTGTGCTGACACGTTACCAATAACGGTAATGTTAAACTTCTTAAGGAACTTAAGATTAGTGGAGTTACCAAAGTTTAATGGGTTACTATAATAAAGCATTGTATATGACTCACCGTCATCTAAGTAACCTTCGTATTTAAACACACCGTTTTGTCTTCCTACGTAAAAGCCGCCTTCTTGTAGCAACGTAAAACATAACGGGTTAATACCCGACCAAGTTGTTACTCTGTTCGTTCCATCAGGTAACGTCTTTGTCATATCAAAACAATATACAGTCTGACTATCGGGCAACGCGAGTAAGTATATTCCCTCGTCGGCGTTGTATAAAGACTTTATTTCTTTTGTCTGCTGTCGCACAGTATCCATTAACTCGCCACGGACATTGTTACTTATGTCTCGCATAGGCATTGATTTTTCTTGTATAGTACGACCTAAACTACGGACACCGTCTTCAGATAAAAACAAAATATCAGTACCTGTATTCTGTACGGAATCTCTAGCAATACAACCAACACCTTCAATAGTGTCTGATAGTTGCATATTAGCGGGGCTTTCAGCACCAGAGTAAATAATAATAGAACGCTTACAGAAAATAATTAGAAAGCCGTTGTGTGCCGCTAATGCTACGACCTCATCGTGACCCGTGGGAAATACTGTAGTTAGATTTAAAGAACCTGCTGTACCGCCTGCCCACTTATGTCCCTGTAGTGTGTCGCTCCAGTAAACAGTCTTAGTGTTACCAGATACATCAGCCGCCCATAGTCTACCATATGCGCCTATAACTTCATTAGCCTGTGGTGGTGTCGTTGCCCCGCTAAAAGCACTGTGTGTAACTAAAGTACCTTGACCCGCAGTACCTCCTGAATCTGTATAGATTAAAGGCTCATGTTCTCTTTGGTAAAAATACGTATGGTTGTTAAAACTAATAATCTTCCAGTTGTTTGCTGTTGGTGTATAACCAGTAGGAGTTGCCTCAGTTAAAGCATTATTAGAAGAAGGGTCTAGTTTAAATACTTTGTTGTTACCTGTAGCAAATACTACTTTATCGCCACTAGCATCTAAAGATTCAAACAAAGACTCAACGCCATCGCTTGTTCCTAATGCTGAGTTATTTGAAGATACAGCGGTATATCCTTTACGAGAACCTATACGTCCGTATTGGTCAATAATACAGTTACTAGCTGTTGCCGCAAAGGACTGGTCAAGAGACACAGGTGAATCCTGACTGTTAATGCCCGCAAATCCTGGCGCTTGTACTGTAATGTTCTGTAATTGTTGAGCCATTAGCAAGGTGTCCATACAGTTTCAGAAGGGAATCTAGCGGCATCAAACGCTACTGCATCTGCTAATGTAGTGTCCGCTAAGGCAAATAGTTCCATTGAAGAAGTACCGCCTGTCTCTCCACGCTCACGAGAGGCTAAGGCTACTGCGTACTGTACTACTGGTGCTGAAGGTACAACTAGTTTATCTGCGTCAAGAGTAAACGGGTCTGCTCTATCTACAATGTTAAATCGTAATGTATATGCTTTGTCAGGCTTAGGATATAAATCAACTAAGGCATTGCCGTTAGCGTCCACACCATTCCAAGAGTAGTACTCAGGTGAACCCTTGACAGGCTCTTGTACTAGGTATGCGTTGTTCATCCAAGAGGAACTAGCAGGACGCATAAAGGAATTAGACGTATCGTTAATAACGTCCAGTATCTTAAAGGAGTTGTTAGTACCTGTCATACTGTAGCTAAACAAATTGTCTTCTGTAGTTACTGTGATTGTACTTCTAAGTGCTGACCAATCCCAAGCATCCTCTACAATACGTCTAGCATCGTTGACAAACTCACCTATTAGTTTTACATAGGAGTCATTTGTGGTTTCCATGCTTGATACTTCGTCTTCACGAATCCTACGTAGTACACTGTTTACTAATTGTAAATAAGTCATTATTATACCCTATATTTTCTTGATAACATACCTTGTATTTCTTGGTCACTAAATAGTTGTGGTGTTTCGATTATGTCGTATTTATAAATCTCGCTCAGTTCACGATTAAACAAACTGCCTACTTGTGTAGGTTGAGCTTCCCCTAGTTTTAATCCCTCTTCTATTATATCTCCTAAAGGACTATCAATAGCGTCTATAATATCGTCAATAGGGTCTATGATGTCTTGACCTACTTCCTTTATAGTTTGTAACGTAGGGTCTACTACTTCCGAACCAAAGGTATCTACGACATTATCAATAGGGTCTATCACTGTATCGTCAAAAGCACGACCTGCATCTAAAATGTCATCCTCAATGTCTGATGTAAAGTCAGAAATAGGCTGTACGGCTTCTTGAACTACATCAACCGCTTGTTGTCCTGCGTCTACAATATCTTTAGCTACGGGTTCAACAACATCACCTACCGCCTTTATTCCTTCGTAAACGGGTTCGACTATAGGCTCTATAACATCTCCTATTGCTGTTCCTGTCGCAACAACAACGTCTCCTGCTTTCTCAAGCCATTCAGGAGTTTCAAAATTGCCCCCTATTTCAATATCAATGTCTGAAAGTATTTCGCCTACAGCATCAGCACCTCCTTTGACAAGTGCCTTACCTGCGTTTTCCTCAAAAGAATCTTTAATTGATTTCCCTTCAAGACCATCTAGTGTTGTGTCTACAATTACTTGTTGTTGAACCTCTGATAGTTTGTCTATGGGAATACCCATATCTATATAGGTTTCTATAACATCATCAAAAGCAACATCAGATAGCTTACCTGCCGCCCATGTCCCTATTCCCGCTTTGAGTACGTCCTCAAAGTCTCCTCCTGCCGCCGCTACTTTACCTGCCTGAATAATAGGGGCGGCTGGGGGGACTAGTATAGACACCACGTCCGTAACAATATCAAAGGCTTTTGATATCCCCGATTGTTTTACTATTTCAGGTTTTTTAATCCAGTAAGTCGTATCATCGCCTGCTCTCCCGCCCAAGAAAT